CGCAGTACGAGAATACAGCTCAACTAGGCCATTTAGATAATTATTCGGATACAAATGTAGAGGAAGTCAACTTGATATATTGATTTTTTATGGCAAAGAACGGAGGCAAAAGAATAGGAGCGGGAAGAAAAAAGGGAAGCAAGGCCACCCACACGCTACAGGCGATAAAAACACGCGAGGCTTTCATTCGCGCAGTCGAAGAGAATTTGCAACCCATACTCACTGCGCTACTCGACCGCGCGTCAAAAGGAGACGTTGCGGCGATAAAGGAGATGCTCGATCGTGCGTGGGGGAAACCGTCACAGATGCTACAGGGCGATCCGACCAAGCCACTGACTATTATCATTCCCCGTCCCGTCGCGGACGCATTCTCTCTACATGGAGCTGACCACGAAACAAGCGGAAGCGATAAAAAATAAATCGCGATACAAAGTGCTAAATTGGGGCCGTCGCAGTGGCAAGACGACCGAGTTCGCTTATGAGGCCCTCGGAACCTCGCTCTCTATCGACAATGCACAGACCACATACTATGCGCAGACATTCGGTGACGCGAGAGACATCGCATGGGATATATTCCTCGATGTATTCGGCGAGGCCGTCACGCGCAAGAACGAGACACTCCTCGAGATCACACTGCGCAACACCCTCGGCGGCACTTCTACGGTATCACTGCGAGGGTGGGAGAGCGTCTATCAGGCGGGCAAGGGACGCGGTACGGAGAACCACCTAATCCTCGCCGACGAGGTAGCATTCTGTCGTGATTTTCTCACCTACTGGGATACGGTACTCGATCCAACACTCCTCACCACGAGAGGCCGTGCTGTACTAGGATCAACGCCAGACGGATTCAATCATTTTTATGATCTCACACAGAGAGCGATCACGACAGACGGATGGTGGTACTCTCACGCGACATCGTACGACAACCCCGCCAACGATCCGGCCGATATAGATCGCAAGCGCAAAGAGATCGGCGATGATCGTTTTTCGCAGGAATACTTGGCCGATTTTCGCAAAAAGGAAGGCCTCGTATACAAGGAGTTCGATCGCACGAAGCATGTCTATACGGAGATACCCGCAGGCACGACCATCGCCGAGACCATTCTTGGTATTGATTTCGGGTTTGTCCATCCCGCCGCAGTGCTCACTATCCACATCGACCGCGCAGATAATTACTGGGTAGCACAGGAGTTCTACCAGACAGGCCGTACTGATATAGAGATCGCAGAGTACGCCGCCGCTATACGATCACATCGTGTCTTCGCTGATCCCGAGAGTCCATCCGCCATAGAGGAATTGAAACGAAAAAACCTCAACATACGGCCGGTCGTCAAAGGCAAGGATAGCGAGAAACACGGGATCGACAAGGTGCGAGAATTGCTCAAAGCCGGCAAACTGCACATCCACGCATCATGCAGGAACCTCATACTGGAGTTCGAGACGCATGGCTACAAGGATGACAGCGATAAGCCAGAGGAGACAGGGGAAGATGCACTCGATGCACTCCGATATCCTGTGATGATGACATTCGCGGATCAACATACCACCATCGACGAGACAATCTACGACGACAAGCCAACTTATTCACTCATTGGCATCTAGTATGGAACAAAAACAAGAAGAAGAACCACGCGTACGCACATTTACCGTGCCACCGCGAGAGAAAAAAGAAGACGAACAGCCGTTGTCCACACCCATGTACGAGGAGATCGGTGTGTGATGTGGTAGTATGTGCGTATATTCATCACTTTTATTCTTTTTATGGCAAGAAAAACAAATGAACCCGCAGAGGCGCCCGCATTAGAGGAACAAATCGCACAAGAACAACCCGCAGAGGCGCCCAAACCGATAAAGCCACCGTGTGTCTGCGCATCCTGCAAGCAACAGCAGGCCGTTCTCCCGAGCCAAATTATTCGCTAATTCACAAGACGGGGAATCCTGAATGGTCTCAAAGACATTACGCGATAAGTTAGTCGCTCAAGCCAATCTTGAGATCGCTTTTGCGCGTCGTCATAAGCAGAGCAAGATCAAACGCTGGCAGGACAACGAAAACTTACTTTATGGCGTGAAGCCAGCAAACACGGAATCACGGGCAAATGTAGACCTAGCCCGTATGTCCGAGTTCGTCAATACGTATCTGTCGAAGATCGACAACCCACTACGCTTTAAGTTCGCCAAACGAAAAGAAAGCCAATTGAAGCGCGTTATGCGCCTTAACGCACTGCGAGACGCAGATGCTAATATCGACTTTTGGGATCTAAAAGACCTCGCGGGAAAGAAGCAAGCCCTACTCTATGGTCGTGCGATCTATGCCTATCACGCCGACTCGATGGACGGGTACAAGGCATACCTGGAGAATGTGGACGTGTACGACTTCCTCATTGACCCGTCGGCAGGTGGACTCGACATTGAGCGCGCAAAGTACCTAGGACGCTACGGCGTTGTCAAAGACAGTTTCGAGCTGAAAAACAATCCGTCGTACATCAAGTCGGAAGTAAAACGCCTCATCGGTGGCGAAGGTACATCTACATCACTTTCTCTCACACAGGAAGAAACGAACAAAAAGAACCGCCACCAAGCTGTTGAGACAAAGACACAGGAGGAAATGCCGGATGCTGATAAATACAAGTTTTGGGAATGGTATACGACACGTGAAGGCAAACGCTACTACCTCTTGATGCAAGAAAACGGGTGCGCTATCCGTGTCGAAGAATGGGCAGACATCCAAACACCCACCAAACACTTCCCACTCGGCGCATGGCCGTTTTGGTCGTATGCCACTACACCAGACCTCACCGAGTTTTGGACACCAGCACCGGCCGATCAAGTACGCGAGATATTTATGGCTCAAAACGTCAACATCAATCAGATGCTCGACAACGCCGAGGAGTACAACAAGCCAATGAAGGTAGTGGATGTGGCTGCAATCGAGAATCTCGCCGAATTGAAGTACCGCAAGGGTGGGTACATAAAAACCAAAAACGGCTACGATGCAACTAAGGCAATCCAACTCTTGCGCCCGAATGCGATTGATACACCGCTCAAGGTTTTTGAGGCATTAGAATCAATCCAAGAAAAGGCATCAGGTATCACCGCAGGGGCAAAAGGAGTATCGGGAGACGAAAAGGTTGGTATCTACGAGGGCAACCAAGCCAACACTGCAGATCGCTTTGGGTTGATGAATAAATCATACTCATTTGGGTATAAACGCTTTGCGCAACTCTATGAGATGGGCGCTCGCGCACACCTCACCAAGAAAATAGCGATCGACATTATCGGCCCCGATGGAATCGAAACAGAAGAAGTGTCCCGACGCGACATATTCCACAAGGATGAAGACTTTAACGTGATAGTGGAGGCATCGGACGCGGAGGAACAAGCATCTACCGTGGATCAGAAAAACAAGCTTGGTTTCTTGGCGCAAAACGCCGCTAACCAAGCCCAAAACCCCAAGAAAGCATACGAGCTTGGTGCGAAGATCGCAGGATTCAACGACGATGAAATCAAAGAATTGCTTGATACATCGGACTTTGGCAGTGCCGTTATGATGTCCGAGGCCGCACGAGACATAGAGATGATCCTAGACGGCAAACCGATCAAGCCAAATCGAAACGCGAATACAGCGTACAAGCAAAAGTTTTGGGACTACATGAACGACCACGAGGAAGACATGACGCACGAGCAGTTTATGACCCTCGCCGCATATATACAATCATGCGAAGAATACATCATCGCCAACACTACGCGGGCAATCTCATCCGCCCAAATCCAACAAGGTCAACAACCATCAGTCGCGCCACCGGCGACACCGCAGGACGGGACTGCGCCTTTATCATCATCACCCGACGCATATGGATCAGGAGTTCAATTATAAGATCGTCGATCCGCACGAGGATCACAACAAAGCTGTTATCGAGAAGTCCGGCACCTTTGCCGAGCAGTTTACCCTTGAACAGGTAGAGAAAAAGCAGAATGAATGGTCAACCGAGAAGCGGCAACTTACCGCGCAACTCGAAGTCGAACAGACGGCCGTAGACAACATCACACATCATCATCCGTTCGTGCTTGAGATGTCCGAAGAAGATCAGTACACCGTGTACCTGTATTACGAGACAATGATGAAAGTCGCAACGCTCAAAAAGCAGATCGAGATGCGGGTAAACGCGCTCGATATGTACCAAAAGGAAAAAGAGAAGATCATGGATGTACTGGGATTCACCAAAACACAGGTATGAACGACGACATAAAAGCAGTCCAATCAGATGTAGACCGATACGGTGCGCTCTCTGCACTCTCGACAAGCGAGGGTGGGCAAGTACTCGTCAAGACACTCGCGCAAGACGCTATGAGTGCGATTGCCAATCTCGCAGGTCAGTACAAGACGCTACCCGATACGGAGATGCGCGCGCTCTGCGCAAGACTGTCTGTAACACTTTCTCTGTACCGCGCTCTCACCAATGCACAGACCAATCTCGACGGCGCAAAGGACGAATTACAAAAACTCACCGAAGACTCACAGTAAGTGCTGTGAGTTGTGGACAAGTGGCTAGGTTGCCCCCGTCTTCCTACTACATGTCCACAACCCACCGCATTTGACAAACTCAAAAACGGTGTACACTAATAGCATCAACGGGCATCGGCGGATGTAAAGCGTTCTCTGGCCAAGCACAGCCAGCCCGCAAGGGAATAACGACTCGGTGTGCCACACCGTCAACAAGGTGAATGCTATGGAAGAAACCAAGCAAGCCGCTGAAGCTCCAGCCGAGGAGGTGAAGGTAGAAGAGAAAAAGGATGTAGCCCCATCCATTGCGGATATTATCGGCGAGAAGAAGGAGGACAAACCAGAACCCAAGACCGTCCCCGAGGCCACTTTCCTCGAAGAGAAGAAAGCACGCAAGGCGCTCGAAAAGGAAGTCAAGGATTTGCGTTCGCGCATTGATGCAGGTGCCACAGATGAAGAGGTATCGGATTCTGTCGAGGCTCTCGTATCGAAGTACGGCGCAGACAATCGAGGATTCCTCACTGATCTGGATAAGCTCATCGAGAAGCGCGCCAAAACGGTAGCCGAGTCGATGGTCAAGCCCTTCCACGAGAAAGATCGAGCCGAGAAAATCCAGCAAGTGTTTACCCAACACTTTGACAAGGCAATGGGGGACATGGAGGAGTACAAGGGAATTGTGAACAAGGATGTGATCTTCGCACTTTCACTCAACCCGTCAAACTCATCCAAAACCATCCCACAGCTCATTGAGGACACATACGGGAACGCAGTCAGTGGCAAGCGTTCGATAGAAACCACTACGCCACGCGGGGGTACCGCCCCGACTACGTTTGATCCTGCTCGCGCAAACAAAGACGCTGCTTACTTGAGGGAAGTGATCGCTGATCCCGATCTCAAGAAGCAATACGACGAGTTCCGCGAAAAGAATCGACGAGTGTAAACGGGAAACGGGGGAATAACAGGTTAACTTTATTCCCATTATATGGCAGCAGATTTGGATATATTCAAGGTTGCATTTGCAACTGATTATCAAGACAACTACTACAAGCGCGCAGTCGGCCGTGTTGTAGCAAACTTCCGCTTTGAGAAGGACTTGAAGTGGGGCGTGTCCGTTGATCGTAAGATTCTCGACATGTCGGGCATCCGCGTTCGTGATATTACCCCGAACGTAGACCGTACCATTGCCTCTCTCGGAGACAGCAAAGAAACGCTCACGATCGACAAGATCAAGGGTGCAGACTTCCGTCTCTCAGATCACGACTTGCTCAAGGACGGCCCGCTTGGAGCTGCGCAGAAGGCGGCAGACAATGCGGCAAAGAAGCTCGGTCTCTACGTCGATGGTGATATTCTCTACGAGATCACCAACCTCACGTACGACTTCGACAACGGTGACTTGACCACGCTCGCTTCGACGGGCACTGGCATCACCTTGTCGAGCACCACCGTTCCGCAGATGGTCGCTCGTATGCCCGCAAAGAACTCGTTGAAGAACAACCAGGACAACGAGGGTACGATTGTCATCATCGACTCGTACGCGGCATCAGACATCGCGCAGTACGTCATGGGCAAAAACATCGACCTTGCCGGTAGCACGTTCCAGAACGGCTACTCCGGTACTGTCGGTAGCTCAAAGGTGTACGTGTCCGAAAAGCTCACCTCGGAAGCCGTGCTCACAGGCACGGGCACCTTTAGCAACGGGGAGACACTCGTCATCAACGGCGTTACCCTCACAGCCGTATCCTCTATCGGATCGACTGCGGGTAACTTCTTGATCGGCGCAGACCTCGCGGCTTCACTGACGAACGTCACCGCGCTCATCAATGATCCTGCCACGACCAGCTCGACACAGGTTGCTCTTTCGGCCGCTAACCAGATCGTCTTCACCGATGATTTGCGCCTCGCAGCTACCGCAACCTCGACGACAGTCACGATCGTCGGCAAGGGTTCCGGTCGCCTCACGCTCTCCGAGACTGCGGCAAACGCATCGTGGACGAAGAACAACATCCACGCATACTACGGTAAGCCTGGCTTCACCGATGTGGTGATGCAGGAAGAGGTAGACCTCGAAGATCGCAAGGAGCCGAAACAGCGGACCACGAACTTCCTCTTTGATCGCACCTACGGCATCAAGAGCTTCGCGGATGGAATCATACGCGGTCTCGATCTTTTGATCGCGGCGTAACTTCCTCCCTTTGCTCCTATTTTATGGGGGCAGGGATGAGGACATTACCTCACCTATATGCTAGTATCTGAACTTCTTTCAAGATTTGAACTGTACGTAGACGACGGCACCGAACTTTCTACGCAAGAAGAGCTAGACTTGCTCAATAAGGTGTACCAAAAAGTCTGCGCCGAGAAGCCATGGGAGTTTCTCAAGAAATCCGCTACCGGCACGCTCTCGACGAGCGTCGCATATGTGGCTCTCCCATCCGACTTTGGCTATATCATTGAAAACAACAACTACACAGACTTCACTACGACAATCCACAATGTAACCTCGCCACGAGTTGTTTTTGTCGGGAGTAACTACGAGCCGTATACGATAGTGAATTGGAGTGACAGGCGACAATATCGAGATATGCCGAATGTTGCATATATCGACATCGCAAACAGTCGTCTCTACTTTGCAAAGCAACCCACTATCGCAGACTCGTATGAGTTTGACTACATGAGCGTTCCAACAACGCTCACCACATCAAGTACGCCGCTCATCCCCGAGCGATTCCAACACATCTTGTATCATGGCATGGCAATCGAGGACGACATCACACAACGATACGACAAAGCCCGATCATATGCAGGTGAGAATAAGGAATACTATGATAGTTTTCTGCGAGACATGTGTTATTGGAATGCTATGCTCATGAACAACTAACTATGGCGGATCACACTATCGACCTGTTTGCAAAAGGAGTCCACAACCTCATCAATGCTGAAAAGACACCAAAAGACTCCGCATCCGACGAAATGAATTGGTATACACAAGACGGCCGAATCATTCTCATTCCTGGACGCGAGAAAGTAGGCCCCGAGGGAGCATTCGGCAAGAATTGGGGGCAGATATTCGGGTACAAGCACAACGGCACTACCATCCACTGGCAAAAGGCAGGCACTAAAATCCAGTATTGGGACGGTTCTGCGTGGCAAGACGTAATCACCGGCCTTACGGAAGAAGCGGATTATCTCTTTTCCAACTACTCTTCACTTGCAGGTACATTTACATTCGCATTCGGGCCGGATGGTATCTACAAGATACACAATGCAAACCCGACATCGTACAAAAGCATGTACAGCAGTACGATCAACTTCAAGGGCTATGCCTTTATTGATCGAGGACGCACAATCCTTTGGAATCGCAGTGAAGACAAGACGGGACTATACGGATCAAAGATCGACCGACAAGATAGTACGGTCTACACCACAGTCTCTAACGAAAACTTAGCATCGGGAAATGGCTCTACTACTGTATTTTCTGGCACTCTCGCACAAGCAACAGGGACGCGAAATGTCTTTGCCGTTGTGGTGAAGTGCACGGATGGAGGCGGTGAGACATTTACTGATAATTATGATGGGACGTTGACCGGATCAGCCGGAGGTACGGGAACGATAAACTACCTCACTGGAGCATGGGCGGTGACGTTCGTCACAGTACCCGCCGCTTCAGCCAATAACATCAAAGCCGATTATCAGTACGAAGACAGCAATGCGGGAGGAGTAACCGACTTCCGCAAATCTGCAACTCGTATTGCTGGAGAGGGTTTTGTATTCCCCCAAGACGAGGGCGGTGACGCGATACAAGCCA